AGCAGCTGCCATTAAAAATGCGCCAAAAACAGTTAGCAACCACAGTCCGGACCGTAATGAAGAAGCGAGCTAAATTGAGCAACGTTGCCTATATTCACTATCAGCAGCAAAAGGAGGCGCAACCGTGACCATGAATATTTTATTTTGCGGTGATGCCAACATGACCGATGGTGTTTTGCTTGCAACCTTATCCTTGATGCGGCAAACGCGTGAGCCGCTGCATATCTTTGTTTTGACCGCGACACTGACAGTTAACGATCATCGTTATAAGCCGTTTCCAGTTGCGACCGCCGCGCAAATGACCAAGTTGATGCAAAAAGAAAACCCAGTGCATCAGTTCACGCGAATTGATATAACGAATTTGTTTGAGGCAAATCCGCCGCGCGCTAATCTAACAACGATGTTTACGCCTTATTGTATGTTACGGTTGTATGCCGATTTGGTGCCACAGTTACCGGATCGCATGCTTTATCTGGACACCGATGTCATTTGTCGGCGGCCATTTGCTGCGTTTTACCATGAGTCCATGACTGGTGTTGATATTGCCGGCGCGTTGGACCACTATGGCAAATGGTGGTTTCATCACCGGTTGATGTGGTTTGATTATCTCAATTCCGGCGTTTTGCTGATGAATCTTGCTAGAATTCGCGCAGATGGTTTATTAGCGCGCTGTCGTCAGTTGTTACAGCAGCGGTGGCTGTTTATGCCGGATCAGAGTGCCTTAAATAAGCTGGCCAAGTGTAAACGGATTCTGCCGCCAAAATACAATGAGCAGCATAAGCTTGAGCCGGATACGGTTTTTCAGCACTTTACGACATCGTTTCGCTTTTGGCCGCGTTTTCGCATTGTGACGGTCAAGCCGTGGCAGATTCATGCCGTTCATCAGCAGCTAGGATTGCATGAATATGATGATTTGCTGAAAGACTATCGCCGGCTAGCACCTAAATTGAAAGAAGTGTCCTAAATGCCAACTCCAACTACGGTTCCAATTTTCTTTTCCGTCGATGATGGCTACGTCCCTTGTCTGGCCGTTGCTTTGACTTCGATTCGGGCAAATAAAAATCCACGCGTTAATTTTGAAATCAATATTCTTAATAATGGCTTATTACCCGCCAATCAAAAGCGGTTGGCTGCTTTAGGGACATCCAATTTTGACATTCGCTTTATCGCGATGGATAAGGTCACGCGACAAATCAGTGGTGATACAAACAAACTGCGCGGTGATTACGTGACCATGACCATTTATTTTCGTTTGTTTATCGCGGATATGTTTCCACAGTATGACAAAGCGATTTATATTGATGCGGATACGGTGGCAGAAGACGACTTGACCACTTTGTTTGCAACGGATTTAGGTGATAACCTAGTTGCCGGTGTGGCTGATCCGGTAATGATGACTTATCCGGAAACCATGACTTACATTCAACGCGATTTCGGCATTCAGCCAGGTAAGTATATTAATTCCGGTGTTTTGGTGATGAATCTTGCGCAGATGCGTCAGGAGCATTTTTCCGATCGGTTCTTGCACTTGTTGAAGACTTACCACTTTACGATGATTGCTGCCGACCAGGATTATATCAATGTCATCGCACAACATCGCATCAAATATTTACCGAAACTCTGGAATATGCAAACCGGAGTCCCTGCGGCTGCAGAAGCTGGTGGAAAGTTGATTCACTATAATTTGTTTGGCAAGCCTTGGCATTATCATCATGCTAAATTAGGCGATCGCTTTTGGCGGTATGCACCGGATTCGGGATTTGAGGCGGAACTGAAGCAGCAGTTGGCAGCATTTACGTTGGCGGATCAGCAGGCTGATCGGCAAAGTATGAGTGGGATGTTGCAGACGGCTATTGATGTTTGCCACACGGAGAATACAATTTTGAATGCCGTTAAACATGGCGAGCAGGTGGCGCTATGAAATCGGGCCGGTTTGTCGGTCCGGATCGCGCGGAAGTTGTTGGCAATATTCGGCGTGCGGTGGCGGCTAAAGCGTTCAATATTAAAGTTGAAGAACATGATCCGGTGTTTTCCAAGTCGGAGGAGCAGCGGATTGTGACACATTACTTACAACAGCGTCAGGACAAGCTGTTTAAGCTCAAGACACTGGTTTGTCGCTTGGTCGTTAATGCCTATGCGTTACAGGTGACCAAAGATGTTGAAGTAGTCGGGGTCGATAAAATTCGGGGCATCAAAAGTGGCGGTGTGATTACAAGCAATCATTTCAGCCCATTTGAAAATATGGCCGTGCGTAAAGCCGTGCATCTGGCAGGACGGCACCGCATGTATATTGTCAGTCAGGATACAAACTTGGCAATGAAAGGGCTGCTAGGCTTTGTGATGAACTATGATGATACGATTCCGCTGTCCGGACGCCCCAGTTTCTTAAATGGTCCGTTTAAACAAATGTTAAATGCGGCGTTTGCGGGCCATCACTGGGTGTTGATCTATCCTGAACAGGAAATGTGGTTCAATTATCGTAAACCACGACCACCTAAGCGCGGCGCTTATTTCTATGCTGCCGAGGCGGGCGTTCCGATTATCTCCTGTTTTACGGAAATTCGTGATCTGCCAGTCCGCGAGAATCAGCAACTGCGCGAAGTCCGTTATATTTTGCATGTTCTTGATCCAATTTATCCGGATCCGCAGCTTTCGGCGCGCGACAATAGTTTTTACATGATGCAGCGTGATTATGCCCAAAAATGTCAAGCGTATGCAGCCGCTTATGGCAAACCGTTATCCTATGCTTTTACGCAGCAGGATATTGCTGGTTGGGATCCTGAACGGTAAGCCACAGAATAAGCTAACCAAAGGCGAACTTTTCTTTCGATGGGAAGTTCGTTTTTATTTTGCCATTTGGCGCGATCTGCTTAATGGGTCGAACCAAGCCTTAACGAAAACGGTATTTTTGTCACACCGATGCTGACGGCAGAATGCCACTTATAGAAAGGTACATCAAAACAGTTTATATGCTATAACAAAGGTGATATTTATCGCGGAAAGGAGACCCTAATTGATCGATGTTACTGACGATCATGCTTTTCATTTATATAATCAAAAGATCAGCTATATTTGTGCGTTATTGCCAAATGGTCAGTTGGGCCATCTCTATTTTGGCCCAAGATTATCGTTGACGACTGCTGATTTGACCTATCTATCGCAAGGTTCCAGTCCGTTTGCGTGGATGGCTAACTTTTCCGACGATCAGCCGTTTGCATTAGGTGATGCGCAACAGGAGTATCCGGTTTATGGAACTGGCGATTTTCGGCAAGGCAGTTTAAGTGTGACCCAAGCAGACGCACCCGTGTATCCGAATTTTGTGTTTAAAGATTATCAGGTGAGTCACACCAAAATGCGGGATTTGCATCATCCAACGAGCTTTGGTAATCCAGCCCTGACCGATATTTTGACAATTCACCTTGAAGATGAAACGGCGCAGTTATTATTAACGCTGCAGTATACGATTTTTTCGGATAGTGCCACGGTCGTTCGGGTAGCTACTTTGACGAACCAAGGTGCTGAGCCGGTTATGATTGAGCGGATGTTGAGCGGGGCGCTGAATTTACCCCAAGGCCGTTATGATGTTGTTCACTTGTCAGGTAACTGGGCCAAAGAGCGGCATATTCAGACACGGCCTTTGACGCAAGGAACGTTTTCAGTGGAATCTTTGCGCGGGGCATCGAGTCATGAACAAAATCCGTTCGTCGCATTGCACGCAGCCGGACAACCCTTTGCTGTTGGCGATGCTTACGGTGCGAACTTAGTCTATTCGGGGAACTTTCTGGATAGCATTGAAGTTAATGAATGGGATCAGACGCGGCTTTTGGCTGGCATTCATCCGGCTTCTTTTAGCTGGCGACTAGATCCGAAAACCAGTTTTACTACCCCTGAAGTGGTCTTAAGCTTTAGTTCAGCGGGACTAGCTGGTTTATCCCAAGTCAATCAGCGTTTTGTGGCCCGGCATATTATTGACCCGCAATGGCGCCAAAAGCCGCGTCCGGTTGTTTTGAACAGTTGGGAAGCGACCTATTTTGACTTGAATGAACAAAAGTTGCTGCATCTGGCTAAATTGGGACGTCAGGTGGGGGTTGACTGTTTTGTTCTTGATGATGGCTGGTTTGGTACCCGTGATAATGATTTAAGTTCATTGGGGGATTGGTTCACAAATAAGCATAAGTTTCCGGATGGCTTAGGGCATTTTGCTGAGGAAATTCATGGCCTCGGCCTTCAGTTTGGCCTGTGGTTTGAACCGGAAATGGTATCGCCTCGATCGCAATTTTTCAAGGAACATCCGGATTGGGTGGTCCGTCCCAAGCGCGGCCGAATGTCGATCACGCGTCATCAATATGTTCTGGACTTTAGTAATCCAGCGGTCGTGAATAATATTTTTGCGCAAATGCAACGCGTTATTACCGAAACCAAGCTTGATTATGTGAAGTGGGATCTCAATCGCAGTATTACCGAAGCCTATTCACCCTACCTGGCAAAAATTGGGCATCCTCAAGGTGAATTCTTCCATCGCTATGTACAAGGCGTCTATACCCTCTATCAAAAGCTGCTCACGGCCTTTCCCCACCTGCTGATTGAAGGCTGTGCTGGTGGTGGCGGGCGCTTTGATTTGGGGATTCTCTTTTATAGTCCGCAAATCTGGACCAGTGATGATTCTGATGCGATCGAACGGTTGGCAATTCAATCAGGAACCGCACTGGCTTATCCGTTAAGTTGTATGAGCAATCACGTGACGGCGATACCGAATGAACAAGTCGGACGCTCCACACCGTTGGCTACGCGATTTCGTGTGGCAGCATTTGGCATTCTCGGCTATGAATTGGATTTAACCAAACTGGATGATGCGGCATTGGCAGCAATCAAAAACCAAATTGCTTATTATCATGAATTACAACCATTAGTCTTAAATGGTGATTTTCGGCTGCTTTTGCCACGTCAATCCAACAGCCAGAATCAAGTAGCATGGCTGCTAAGCGATCATTCCCGCAAGCGTTTAGTCTTAGGCTTCTTCCGCGTCCTTGCCGATGCAGACAGCCGCGCCGTGCAGTATATGAAGATACCGGTTGCCCAGCCAAACCAACGTTATTGGGTAAACGGTCACACTGGGCCGGTTTCCGGTGATGTCTTGCAGCGGGTTGGCGTTCGCTTACCGATCCAATTCAATGGCGCTAACCGGCAACAAGCCCAATTGATCGGTGACTATCAATCGGCCTTATTGACTTTTGACGGGGTGACAGCAACCAAAACCGGCAAGCATCAACCTGAGACTCGCAAGCAGCAGAAGGTTGGACATGCTTGAGACGTTACTACGCGGCTCGGGTTTAGTTAATCGCCTAGTTTGAAATTTGAACAATAACAAAAAAAAGCTCGTTGCAACGGGCTTTTTTCATTTCATGATATTTGATTGTCGCCATTCAACAATTTATGATGGCGAATGGCGGCTTTTCACCAGTAGTAAGATGCCTGAAGCAAGATTCATAGCGCCGGCAATGATGCTGAGGCTGCCAGCAACAATTGTTATGATACTGAGTGGTAAATGGTTGGCTTTTTTCAAGTTTGACATTCCTTTCTAGAGTTGCGGTGGGTCATAGCTGGCACAAAAACAATGGCGAAGGTTGATGATTTCTTTCTTTCGTTTAATATCCGTATTTTAACAAATGTAACTGGTTAAAGGTGAAGTTTATTTGGTCACGTTAAGTGAGATTCTTATGGACTGAACTCACTTTGAATAGGGGATTTCAACAGCTAAGATCGGACACTAAACGTACACTTTTTGTGCACTTCACTTCAAAAACACCCCTAAACAGCACAAAATAAAAAGCCCCGAAACGCTGATTTAACAGCATTTCGGGACTAACCAGAAACAAGAAAAAGGGTCAAAATGGAGGTGAGGAGTCTCCAACTCCATTAGCCTTAACCGCTGATATAACAGCATTCGTGCGGTGGCCTTACTCCAAATGTTACCTAAAATGTTACCTGTGCCATATATTCTGCTAACTTGTCGATGCCTTCTCGCGCATCTGACTGATTCATGCCAGCATATATGCGAAGCGTCACATCGGGCGTAGAGTGACCGGCAAGCCGCTGTACAGTTGAAACATCAACACCGCTGCGAATCATATTCGTTACAAAAGACTTACGCAGACCGTGCAATGTGATGCGAGGTGTAAGGTGGTTTGCTTCAATAATATCTTTCAGCCACTTGTTTGGCCTGTTAATGCCTAAACGTTTTTCAAAGTGTTGTGGAGATGGGAACAGTGGCCGATCATCTCTAATGCTGATAATCTTGCTTGTGTCAAGTAATGCTATCCACTTTTTAAGCTGTATTGTCACTTTCGGGGTTAATGGTATTGTGCGCATACCCGCGGTTGACTTGGTGCCTTTAATTGATTCCTTACCATTCAGACCAGTTGCATAGGCTTTATTGATTGACAGTGTGGACGTTTTGAAATTAACATCTGATACGTTCAGGGCGCATAGTTCTTCACGCCTGATACCGGTGCTAACCATCAGCAGAAACATTGTGTACTTTTCTGGATCGTTATTAGGATCAATGCAAGTTAGGAATCGGGCGACTTGCTTGTTATCCCAGTAAACTGGTGACTTTCCAGATCGTACCCCGCGTGGCAATTCGACACCGTCTGCGGGGTTCTTTTCGATGTACTGCATCTTAACGGCAAATGAGAGTATCTTTTTCAAATAAATGAAACGTTCCTTGTATGCCTTGGTGGTTGTTTCTCGCCACTGACTGACAGCACTTTGAATGCTGCCGGTTTTTATCGCGGTGAGAGCTTTAGAACCAAACATAGGGATCAAGTGGTTATTGAAAAGCTGCTTAGTCTTATAGGCTGTACTTCCTTCCACAGTTTGAACATAGATCGGCCACCACTGATTGTATAAATCACTAAAGGTCTGAACCAGTGGGGTAGTGTCGTTTTCATCATATAAACCATTGGCCACGTCTAGCTTGAGTTTTGACTCTAGTAGACGTGCTTTTTGCATGCTTTGAACATTGCGAACAATGTTCTTGCGTTTTCCAGCAACAAGCCCAGCATTGACCGTTACGCGGTAGCGGACTGCACCAGACTTAAGCTTGACTTTCTTAATTGCCATTTGCTTTCTCCTATCCGTCACGCTGGGCAGGCGGTGTTAGATTGGAGAGTTTTCCCCGAAATTGGGGAAAAGGTGGCGGCCGATTTTTCGGCCATGATATTAAAAACTAGTTGTTCTTGATTTTAGCTTCCGAAAAGTATTTATCAACGAAGTTTTCAAACGATTTTTTGTCATTGGATTTTTCTGTCATAAGTTCATCTTTGCTATCGAAAACGGGCGGAAAATTTTGCGACATAGAACCCAGAGGACTCGCTAAGTCTCTTAATTCATCTACAGAAAAATATTGCGAGGATTCAATAGCAGCCAGAAGAAAGCTCAATTGTATAGGGTGCAGGGCATCCATATCGAGCTTGCCAAACTTTTCAACGACTGTTTTAGACATCTGATTTTGTAAGCTGTTTGAAGCCTGTAAGATTACGCGATGAAACTCATCTATCCCTAAAATTTCTTCAACTGAAGTATTTCCCAATTCTGAAATTCTTTTTAGCCGTTTTGAATTCGGGGCATTCTTTCCGTGCTCCCAGTTGCTAACCGTCCCGCTTCCAATAGTTTTACTAGTGGGATCTACCAACTTCGCAAATTCTGACATGCTTAAGCCTAAATTAAGTCTGATCTTTCTTATATTTTGACCTACATCCTTTAAAAAGGGCGCTCTACTAGACATATAATCACCTCTACGTAATATTTTAACATTTTGCTAAGAAATTTAAAGAAAAAGTTTGCATGTTCCCGCACCAAATGTTATAACTTAATTGTGCTAAGAAATACTAAGAAAAGTGTTCCATTGTTAGCATATTTTTTTACATTATTCACTAAGAAATATAAAGAAAGGAGGCTAAACCAATGCAACTACAGATTAGCACTACACCAGAGTTTGAGAACAAGCTTCGGTCGCTAGTACGTCAAACCGTGGAAGAGATGATGCCACAACAACAGACCATCCAGCCGCAGATTCCGGAATTCTTGAATCTCGGTGAGGCATGCAAGCTTTTGCATGTCAGCCGCGGCACACTCGACAAGCTCATCAAGCGAGGAGAAATCAAGGTAACGCATGTAAATACTGCTAAGCGTATTAGCAAGAAGCAGTTGATCGAGTTCATGGTATCAAAGGAAGTTTAGACTGCTGGGCAGGCGGCAAATTGTAAGCAACTTATGGCAGGCACATAAAGCCAGAGAGGGAAATATATGAAAGTAGTTTATCCGTCAATCGTGGAGCAATTCTATGAGGGTTTGAAATCTGAAGGCGTAACAGTTGGCAAGGACGAGGTATATCGTACCATGGTCGAGACCAACTTAATTGACGAAAACGGTGTTCCTACACAATACGCATTGGACAATGGCTTTATCAAGTGTAATGAGCCGGAAAGCCTAGCAGAGTTAAAGGAGCTTTATCCTAATCTTCAGAAATACTCAGACGATCATTTCATGAAGACTGACGAAGGCTGGTACGCTGATGCCTTTGTATTACGTAGCGAATCTATGCTTTTATTGAACGATCCGGCTACGTCCGAAACAGACAAGCAAAATGCTCGGATCGTCCTTAACTATATCAAGGAGGATGATGCCGATGAATAGCCTTATTACGTGGATATTTATTCACCCCACAGTTATACCCGTCATGCTGATGGTTTTCATGAACGGTGGCGTGCTGGGAGCGTTTCTACAGTTTAGAGAGGACTATGACCATGGCAAAAATGATAAATAGCAAGTACGGATGGACGTGGCCACAGTTTGTAAAGGCTGATGCTGATTGTGATCGGTATTGGCAAGCTCAAAAAGCCGAAAAACGTTCACTAAACGAGGCCACAAAAAAATCGCCAAGAGTGGCAACTCAAGGCGAGAAGAAGACAAGCGAAAAGATACAAATCAACTTTTAGCTTGCCTCTAAGTGGTTACTTTGTCAAGGAAAATGGAGGCAATTATGATGAAAAATGTTTCAAATAGCACCAAAGCGCCTGATTTAAATATGGCGTCTTGGAACCTCAGCACTGCAAAAGGACTTTTGGAAGCCCTTAGTGATGAATTCGACATTATGGAAGGCTCTGTCGTTTCATATAAAAGCAATCGTAATGAAGAAAATACTGCAATCTTGGCATACTGTACGGATCGCTCATTTTATACATGGATGGCGCTACTGAAAGCAATTCAAGAATACGTTGATAGCAGTCTGGCAACGATTGACGAGGCAGACAAATGATGAAGAAAGATTACTATACAACCGCACAGGCGCTTTTGAGCGATACAAGCGCAATGGTGAATATCTTGCGACATCAGATCAACGATGAACAGCAATCAGCACTGGCCGACACAGTCGCTGACATGATCATTGATGCTCGCCGTCTACTCTTGGAAGGAGATGTGGCCGATGGTCGACGTGCTTAAAGTAGCGCTTGGTTATCAGCAACACGGCTTTGCAGTCTATCCCCTTGCGCCAGAGACACGAACACCACTTGCTGGTTCGCATGGGTACAAAGATGCCACCAAAGACCCAGAACAGGCCAAGAAATGGTGGGGCGAACATCCTAACTACAATATTGGCTTAGGGCTTGATGGCGTGCTGGTGTTTGATATTGATATGGGTCATAAAAGCGAGGCTAATGGCAATGAGTCGTTGGCTAAATTGAGCGCTGATGGTCGTGCTGGTCAGATTCCTTCTAGCTATGTTGAAACCACCCCAAACGGCGGACTCCATATTTTCTTCACCTATCCCAAGGAATTGAAGCTAACTAGTCGATCGGATTTGTTCTCTAAGAATGGCGAGAAAACCGGCCTTGACTATATTGCAACTGGAGTGCCGGTTTTCCCTAGCATTCGCGAGAACGGCATGTATCAACCACTTAGAGGGCACAAGATCACCAAAATAGCCCCAGTGCCTCAGTGGTTACTAGATGAAATTCAGCGTGTCGGCCACCCTAACCTAGGGTTTGGCGGTTCAACAGTTTATCGAGGCAAACGATGGACAGGAAAGCTGCTAGATGAAATAGTGAACGGCACTAGTACCGGCAATCGCAATGACTTTCTGACCAAGATTGCTGGCAAAATGTTTTTCACTGGTGCAGAACCGCAGACAGTATATAACCTGCTGTTTACAACTAATGATAACTATCTAGATACACCACTGGCAGAAGCCGAAGTGAATAAGATTTTTAAGTCAGTATTGAAAGCCGAAGAGAGGAGGCGCGCTATTGGTTAAAGCGATGCCCGAAGATATTAAGCAAGAAGCAAAGAAAGTGGTCAACGTTGATTTTACAGGTCAAGAGCAATGGCGAAATGACCTTAAACTTGACGGCAATGGTGGTATTAGAAAAGATTCAGTGGTTAATATTCAACTGCTACTTGATAATGATCCAGCCTTCGCCAATGTCATCGCTTGGGACGACTTTTCAGAGATGCTTATTAAGACAAAAGGCGTTAAAGGATTACCGATTCGTAAAGGCTTCTGGACTGATGAAGATGACGCTGTCGTCCGCTCATATATGGAGCGTAAGCACAATCTCTTGTTTAGCAAGCAGAATGAGCAAGATGCCATGGTTGCTGTTGGCAAGGACCATTCAATTAATCCGGTTAAAGACTGGATCGAAGCTGAAAAATGGGACGGTACCCCTAGAGCAGAACGTTACTTCATCGACTATCTAGGTGCCGAAGACAATGAATACACCCGTGCTGTTACTCGTAAGTGGTTAGCTGGGGCTGTAAAACGTGTCTATCAGCCCGGTTGCAAGTTTGAGATCGTTCCAATTCTCGAAGGGAAACAAGGACTTGGCAAGAGTACGGCTGCTCGTAACTTATTCCCGAAAAAGTTCAGCGATTCATTAAAATCAATGGGCAAAACGGACGAAGATTATAAGAAGCTGCAAGGTAACTGGATCATGGAACTAGGCGAGCTTTCCGCTATGAAAAAGACCGAGATTGAATCAGCTAAGAGCTTCGTCAGCGCCCAGTCTGATTCATACCGAGGGAGTTACAGCCATTATGTTTACCCACATTTACGCAAGTGCGTGTTCATTGGCAGCACTAATCAGCAGGACTACTTGAAAGACGCAACTGGTGAGCGGCGTTTCTTCCCTATCAAATGCGGTGTTACAAAGCCCACAAAGACCGTATGGCGCAATGAAGAAAGCGTACCGAAGATTGACCACGATATACATCAGATACTGGCAGAGGTCAAAACATGGGTGGATGCAGGTGAGAGTGTCTTTGCTGATGATAAGCTGATGCAACTGGCTAAACCATATCAACAAGAGGCAGAGACCGTTGATCCTATGAAAGAGGCCATTGAAGACTTCCTCAACATGAAAGTACCATCAAATTGGGAAAAGCTATCATTGAGCCTAAAGGCCAGCTTCTTTCATACTCATATTGACCATAACGGCGAGGTGGCCACTTGGTTACAACAGCACTTGGATGCTGGAGAATTACAGCCACTGCAACAAACCACCACTAGAGAGATTATGGAAGTGGTGTTCGACAAATCAGTTGACCGTTACCTGATGGGACGTACAAATTCAGATGCAAAACGGATCAAGCTCATCATGGATAACATGGATGGGTGGGATCGTGAACGAGTTCGAATCAATGGTCAGCGTTCAAGAGGATACGTCAGGAAGTAAAGTGTTTGTTTTTCTACTGTCCCACGTGTCCCGGGCTCTTAAACGTTGGTATGTAGGCGTTTGTCTGGGACAACAGACATGTCCCACACATGTCCCGAGCTGTCCCGAGCTGTCCCGCACATGTCCGAATTAGGACTTGGGACAGTAGTGGGACACGTTTGGACATCACTGGGACAGGTGACTTGTCCCAACAAAACGTTGATATACCGGCATTTGTAGCACTGGGACAGGTGGGACACTTAAAAAACAAACAAATTTAAAACTACGGAGGTTAAAAGAATGTTATATCCAGAAAGTACATGGGCTAGGTTTGAACAAGAATTTCCTATCCCTGAGAAGTATCGCAAATACTATGAGTACAAGAATTGGCACATTGAACCTAAGTCACCAGATTTTAACCCGTTTAAACAGGATCATCCGTTCGCGTTTATGCTGATGCCCGAGGACAAGCAGAACGCTTTGTATCTCTGGACTAAGGGACTGGCCAAGCGAAAGACAATCAACAGCGACTATACCTCATACGGTATCAAGCACCTATTCGCTGACTTACCCAGTGGTTTCTACATCACTAACGGCATGATGAAAGGCGCACTATTGGCAGCCGGATTTGAGATAGCCGACTACGCCGAGCTTAACTGGCATGCAAACATTTCAGGGCGAAGCATTAAAGAGCAGATCAAGCTTGCGCCCCACATCTGCTAATAAGGAGGAATTATCATGAAGAACTATTCAATTGCCCGCCTGAACAAGGTGGCTGAAATCGGTAAGACAGTTAGTCGCAGGACTGGTGCAGGTATTAACATCTCTACATTTACGCCGACTGGTACCCTGTTCTATGGATCATATAACCGCACTGTGACACAGACCTACCAGATCACGGGCACAAACCTAGCGGACACCATAGCGATCGTAGTACGCCACACTGACGCGATAGATGACAGCACACAGATAAAACTCAATGGCACCTTGTACGCGATTCAGTCCATTGCCTATGATGATGATCCTAATGCGTTCGATGTTGTGACACTCAAGAAGACAACCAAAGGAGCTTAGAACGATGAAACTATTTGAATATACTGCACATCAAGGAGATAAGCCTGAACCAGAAACGGCAGGCGTGTTGGCGTGATTATGAAGCTGTGTAACCATGCTGGGTGCAACACCATGGTGCCGTTTAATCAGCGGTACTGTGATAAGCACAAGCCAGAGCCACGAGCGTCCGACAACGAACGCTACGCATATCGCAAAGCAATTGGTGGTCGTTACTTCAAGTTCTACAGGTCCAAGGCGTGGCGTAAGATGTCTTACTCGTATCGTCTATCACATCCATTGTGCGAGCGATGCCAAGCAAACGGCTTATATGTGCAAGCTGACGTGGTAGACCATATTGTGCCGATACGTGTGGACTGGAACCGCAGACTGGACGAGAGCAACTTACAAAGCCTGTGTAATGCTTGCCATGGAACAAAAACGAAAGTAGAAGACGCGGCACGCTACCCCCACATAAATACGGGGGCTAGGTCATCTAGTCTTGAGGACCAAACGAGATAGTTTCGTTGTTGAAAATCATTGATAACCGCAATATATCATGGGTATTTGGTGCTGTATGTTATAATTAAGTTAGATAAGTCTAATTGTAATTATAAAGAAAGGACGTGATCGAGATGGGAGCACCACTGAAATCTATTACGCAAATGCGCGGCGTAATGAGTAAAAAGAATCTGGCAGACCGGCGTGAAATGGAAGAATCACTATTCACCTATCAAGAATTAGTTGACCAGCCCCCCGCATGGCTTGATGAATATGCAGTGACTGAATGGCAGCGTATTGTACCACTGCTCAAAAAAGACATTCCAGTGAGTGAACTAGATGCTGCCCTGATTGCCAGTCATTGCCAAGCCTATTCTGACATCCAGAAAGCTGCTGAGTTGGTTCAAGAACAAGGCATGATGGTTGACACCGCCGATAGTGTGAAAGCTAACCCAGCAGTCAAAATGAAGCTTGATGCCACTAATCAGATGATCCGTATTGATGACTTGCTCGGCTTGTCAGTCTACAGTCGGGCAAAGCTGGCAGTTAAGAATGAGACTAAGAAGAAGCCTGACGATCCGTTCGCGAATCTGATGTCATCATGAACTATGCGACTGAATACACTGACAAGGTACTAAGCGGTGAGATTGTTGCTTGTAAAAAGATCAAGCAAGCAGCAAGACGTTATCGCAAAGACTTGAGAGCCAGCAAGCACAAAAAGAATCCATGGCCGTATTACTTTGATGAGGACTTTGCCAACAAAGCCATTGAGTTTATCGAACTAATGCCGGCACGTGATGGATCACCACTCAAGCTAGAACTATTTCAGAAGTGGTTGATTTCCGAGCTGTTCGGGTGGCGTGATAAGGCAACCGGTAACCGTCGTTATGATCGAGCCTACATCAGCATGGCACGCAAGAATGGCAAGAGCTTCCTGATGGCCGATCTGGGCGCACTTTATCTCCTTATGGAAAGCAAGCCAGCCATGAACCGCGAAATCGTCTACACAGCCAACAGTAACGCCCAAGCACATTTGGCTTTTGATATGATGTCTAGTGGTTTGCGTCAGGTCTCTAAGATGTCTAAATCGGTGCGTGATCGTTTGAAAATCAACCGTAACGAAATCATCGACTTGCCAAGCAACAGCCGAGCTGTTCCGCTTGCGTCTGATCTGCATAGCCTAGATGGTTATCAAAGTGACTTGGCTATTATTGATGAGTTCGCCTTGGCTCGTGATGATGAGATTATGCGAACACTAAAATCCGGCCAGATCAACAGTGACAACAGTTTGCTGGCCGTCATCTCGACCACGGGGCCAGACCTGAATGGCCCTATGTATAAAGAATATAAATTCGTCTCAAAAGTCTTAACCGGTCGCGAACAAGCAGATCGGTATTTTATTGCCGTTTTTGAGCAAGACAGCAAGGATGAAGTCTTTGCACCAGATACTTGGGAGAAGTCAAATCCACTACTGGCTAATGCTGAAAGAGCTAAGACGATGCGTCCTAGCTTGCAAGCTGATGTT